GTCTAAAACTATAAAATCAGAATCTGTAGTAGATTCGTAAGGTGTTAAAAAAGCGAACTGATCAATTAAAACTGGCTCACAACCAGCTTCAGTTTTTCTCATTATAATATCTTTAAAAGATATAGGACTAGAGTTAGTTAACGGTATGTAATTTTGTGGGTTACCCTGGTTAGCGACGAACCAGTATAAAGAGTCATTTTTTTCATCAGTTATAGAACCAACGGTTTTCATCCCAGGAATTATAGGATTTGGATTGCTTATATCATAAGTACATCCAGGCGTATTACCAAGTACATTAGTCACAGTACCAACATCAGCTCCTTCTGAAGTATGGACCTGTATGTTCATTGCGTCTCTATATTCACCTTTAGGAACAAGACGCTCGTCATTGTCTTTGTTCATTTTACCTCCGGTAAACTGATGTTTAATTTCTGGCATATGTTAGTGCTTTATCCACTTAGATTTGCCTCTAAGTATTTGAGTTAATTCTTCTATTTTTATATTTGACATTCTAAGCTTAGCCGTTCTCATAGCTGCAAACCTTTCTTTTTTAAATCTTTGTATTATATACTCTTGAGTGTTAGCTCTAGTAGAAAGTATTGCGTATGCTATACACTTGTACATAGCCTCCTCAGCAAATTTGTGAACCTGCATCTCCTCATCTGTACCAAGACTATCACTTATATAATCTAAGATCACAGTTTTTCCTGAAATATTAGAGCTAAAGTTGATTTTTCCCATTTTGTTGTCTACATAGAAAGATCCATTGATTTGAGCACGTGTAGTATCTATTCCATATCTACTACCATTAGAAGGCCAGTAAGTATCATCTTCGTAGTTATCGTTGTTGTTTTCCGAAGGTGTTGATGAGTTGTAGTTGTTTCTAGCTGTTGAGCTTCTATCAGCATTTGCCTCTCTAAGCATGTTGTCTGGTTCAGCTGAATTTATTTTAACAGCACCAACTCTATTCACACTACCAGAGTTTCCAAAAACAGAAGAGTTAGGATCTCCAGGATCATCACCAGGCTCTGTTGTGAACTCTGTGATAGAATCTGATGTCCAAGGTGAAAAACTTTGAACCCAAACCCAAACGTAATCATATTCACTAACATCTACATCTCTTAAGTGCTTCCAGCTAGAAGTACCATCGTTCCACTCAAGATAACCTAAGTCATAATTTTCAGCTCTGTGGATGCTAAAATTACCAGCACCGGAACCTGTGGCTAACCTAACGTTTTTTGGTAAACTATTTCTAGATACAGTACCTTGAGAAACTGCAATTTCTTCTGGATCAATACTAGACAGGCCAACTCTAAGCTCTCCAAAATCACAAGCAATAGTAACGTTGTCTTTTATTTGAGCCGCGGATTGACCATTTACTTCTAGGTCTATAAAGAATAAATTAGAAACATCTATTTTTTGCCAAGCACCGTATTCTCTAGCCCAACCAGCAGCTGTTCCCCCAAACGCTTTGTGTGGGTAAGATTCAAAGTTAAGCTTGCCAGCTTGTAGGTCGTTCCATGGGAATGTAGTGTCTCCAGATTGAGTTCCTATTTTATCGTATTTATATCTAGCGAAGTATTGGCCTTGACCATCTATCTCACTCGCATTTGTCCAAGCCGCTGAAGCCGCTGAAGACGCAGGTGTGTATTCCCAAGTTCCGTTTATTGATTCATCAAAAGTATGGTTTTTAACTAACTCACCGCTATTATCAAAGCTATAAGCACCAGTACCTTTTTGCTTAACAGAAAATGGATTTGAAGTATCTTTTGTAGGGTATAATGGGTGTTTTATACCCGATGAATCTACAGTACTAATTCTAGTGTAGTTAACATAGTCTCTAGGCAAGATCATAGATAACGTAGGCGGCAAAACTATTTCATGCGCTTTTACAGACTTCAACGTATCAAAAGAAAGCTCTTGCAAAGCTCTTTGTGCATGAAACGCTACGTCAGCTCTTTTTATTTTAGATATTATCTTATCTTCTCCAACATAAGCTATTTGAAACTGGCTTATTATATCGTCTAAAGAAGTAAATTGATAATTACCTAAATCTTCTCCTTCGTAATAAACTCTATCTACACCATTTAGTAATCCCATTTATTTATTGTTTTTCTTGATTAGTTTGTAAAGTTTCTAGTCCTTGACCTCCTTTTGCTAAATCATCTCTTCTCATTGATAATCCAGCAAACTTAAGTATTTTATACACTAATTCTGTTTCTTCTGACTCGTGTAACTCAAAATCGGTTTTGTTTGAAGGATCATACATGGCATTTCCATTAACCACAACATATCCCCAGCTAGGTTTTTTAGGTTGTTTTATAAAGCTAAAGTATACTTTATCTCCAGAGTTAGCAAACATAGCTGGTGTTGGTAGTATTCTAAGGTTTGTAGTTCCATTTTTGTTATACCTATAGTAAACAGGTCTAGATTTAGTATATATACCAAGAGGAGACTCTTCATATTTAGATAGTTCACTTAATTGCACTTGCTCAGCAAGTCTAATTCTAGTTTGTGTTTTGTATTTAACCTTTACAGCTGTTAGTCTATATAGATCTTCTACTTGATGAATTCTAGTGTTACCGTTTTTACTAAAAACACTAGACTCTTTGTCTATATGCTCAAAGAAATGAAGTTTTTCTTCTAAGTTTGTTCTTATATCAGAGTGAGAAGTATCATTACCAGACATTCTTGTTAACTGGTTCATGTCGTAAAAATATTGTTCAAATATTTCTTTTTGTGCTTGATCAGCAAATAGATTAAACTCTTGAGGTGTTATATAACCTCTTTGCTCTTTATTGGCAAACGCCAATACTTTTTGATATACTGTATCTATACTAATCATAATTTCTTTTTAGTTATTATAAGGGAATAATCTATTCAAAGTGTCTTGTCGTTTAGCGCAGCCACAATCTTTACCTACAGCTTTGCTTACTGTTTTAACAACTTTTTTAATTCCTGTCGCCTCTGTTATTTTAGCTACAGTATCACCTAATCCTTTAGATTTTTTGTTTTCCATATAATTTAATTTGTAGTTTGCAATCGCCCCGTAGAGCGACTGCATCTACAGTTAGATTAATTTAATCTTTTTTCAATATTGGAGTAAATCTCCATTCCTTCATCTGTTTTAAACCAAGCGGCTAACGCTGAGTAAGGGTGTTCGTCAAAAGGAACATTCATTAGCTTTCTATCATTAGAAGCCCAAATAAAAGTTCTTTGATCAGGAGATAGTTTAATTATACCCATTTCAGTGGCTCTAATACCAAAGTTTCTAAGCACAACGTTTTCATCATTTACTAATTCTAAGAACAACTCTGGGTTTCTCTTAGCATATAATAGTAAATCTCTTCTAAGCTCTTTAGAACTCATGTCTGACACTTTAGAACCTACTTCAACACGCATTATAGCTTCAGCCATATCAATATCAATATTTTGCGCTGCATTCAAAGCTTCTATTTCCATTTCTAACCAAGCTATCTCGCCCATTGCTGTTGCTACTGGTTTTTCTTCGTAAAACATTTTATTTCTATCAGGATGGTACAAAGAAAGTAGTTTTTGTAAAACTGTTTTTTCTTTAGGAATAATCAGCATTCCGTTTCTAAAAACAACATGCTCTAATCTTTGCTCACCTTTCATTTCATCAACAAAAACTGTTCTTTGATTTTGACAGTACTTAAGTTCTCTTTCGTATCCTTTTTCTTCATCAAACCAATGTATATTTGCCGACTTAATAGATCTTGATAAAGGTTTTTTATTACCTTTTAACCTGTATATCCTGTCTTTTACTTCCCAGCCATCTTCTAGCTTTGGATTTGTTTTTTCAACTCTTTTTGGAGTTTTTATAACTGGTTTTTCAGGTTTTGACTCTTGAGTTACAGTTTCTTCAAAAAATTCTGTAACAGTTTTTTCTAATTGATCTTCTACCTCAACTTTTTTTGTTTTTTTTGCCATAATATAATATAATATAAATTAATAAAATAAAAGTACCGAGGCCGAAGCCCCGGTTCTTTAATATAAATAATGCTTATTTCATTAACATGAAATTGTTAGCACCTTGTGTAACTAAACATCTTTCAGATAAGTAGTGGATTTGCATTGCGTCAAGTGCAGATGTAGCAGCACCAACAGAACCAGTAACCCAAGTTTTCATTTTTCTGTTATCTGTTTGAGAAGCTCTGTATCTAACATGTAAGAAAGGACGTTTCATGTTTCTTCCTAAAGCTTGATCGTAAACTGAAGATACACCAGCTGGGATAACAACACCTCTGATTGCAGCAGAACCTGCAACACGGTTAATCTCACCTCTTGTAGCTTTGTCGTTTAAGTATCTCATGTCAGACTTGTAGAAGTCATAAGAACCTCTTCTGAAACCAGAGAAACCTAAGTTTAATGCCATGTCTTCAGAGTTATCGAATACTCCATAAGAAGTACCACCAGATCCGTAAGAATTCATAGAAGCTAACATATCATCAATAGCTAACGAAGTAGCTCTGTTTACAAACATCATGTTTTCTTCAATAGCACCTTGCTTATCAAACTCAGCTAAGATAGCGTCAAATTCAGCTAAATCAGTAGCAGCGTTAACACCAGTAACACCAGAAGTAACATTACCTCTAGACTCAATAGCAGCGAATAAACCTTCAGTACCAGAACCACCAGCACCAGTATCAGTACTATCACGAACAATACTTCCGTTGAAACCAACGATAGATGCATCTGCAGTTTTCTCAGCTTCTAACATGCTCATCTCTAAGTAATCAGTAAATCTAGCTCTAGTATCACCTTCAGCTTTTAAGTACCATAAGTAACCGTTTTGACCTTCTTCACCAGAAACTTCAACCCAACCAATTTGAGATGCATCAGATCCAGAGATCTCATAGTAATCTTTCATTATGATTGGTTTGTTGCTGTAAGATTTGAAAGTTGGCGTTAAAGCTGTTCTTTTAGTAGCTTCAGCAGCTCCAGTAATATCAGCGTAAGCAGCTCCTTTACCATACTCAGAACCTACAACTAATAATACAGATCCACTAGCAGTTGTTGCGTGACCAGTTAAATCAGCTTTGTCATAAGGCTCAACTGTAATAACAGCTGTAGCTGGAGTTTCTACTACTAAACATTTAGTAACTATACCAGCTGTTGCTATAAGTACAATGTCATTTACTCTAACACCGTGAGATGCTACAGCAAATCCATTTTCACCATCAGCAGAACCATCGATATCAGTTACAACTGTAAAAGTACCGTTAGTATCACCCGTTGTAGCTACAGTACCTACGTAAGATAAATGTAATCTTCCTTGTTCAGACCATACTACTTGATCAGCAGTCATAGACTCTTCAGCTCCTACTTGTGAAAGAAATCCTGAGATAGTTCTGTTTCCAAAAACCTCAGCTTCTTTCTCCATAAGATCTGGTAAATATTGTTGCTCCCATCCAGTTGAACCTCCTGCGAAGTCAATGTAATTTGAGCTTAACGTTTGTTGTTGAGGTGAAGGCACCTTGTTCAACAACGACCCATTTGTAATTGCCATAATTTTTTAATTTTTAATTTTTAAATTTATTGTTTTTAATTTTAAACTTAAAATCAGAAGAATTATCACCTAACACTTTAAATTTCATTCCGCTTGTTTCAATTTTACCATGACTTTGTCTTGGGTTCATATCTACATTTTTAGCATTAGCCACACTATTTTTCATAGCATCAGCCTTGCCTTGTTCATAAAAGTGTTTTGCAACAGCGTCTGCATTCATCGCTGTATATAGAGATTTGTGATAACCCTTAGCATCTGATAATGTATTATTTTTATCTAAAAACTTTTTAGTAAAATTATTTATATCGCTCTGAGTGTTCTTAACCTCTTCAGCATTGTTTACATTAAACCTGTATTTTTTATCACCGACGTTATATTCAAAACCTTTGAACTTGTCGTTAAAAACATTATCTGTTTTTTGCGTAAAAATATCAGAGTTCTTTTTAACTGTTTTTTGAGTTGCTTCTGACTCTTTGTTATACCTATTAAAGAAATCAACTGCTTTTTGTTGCTCATTAGTGAGCTTACTTCCAGCTTTGATGTCTTCATAGTATTTGGACTTTTGCCCGTCCAGGTGGCTTTTAGCGTTCGCAACTTGCTCTTTTAACGCTAATTTTTTTCTTCTTATATCTATCTCCTCATCTTCTTCTTCATCCCAAGAAAATTTATCTTCTAACATGAAGTTTATTTCTTCTGAGTTTAAATGAGGTTTTGTTTGTTTGTAGTACTCGTAAAGTAAATCTGAATCTTCTAGTTTACTGTAATCTTGATTAAGCTTTACGTAGTCATTTAAATCTCCTCCAGTCTCTTTCATAAAGTCCATTAACTTTTGGATATTCTCTGGTAATGGTTCACCTGTAGCTTCAGCTTCTGCTACAGCTTCTTCTATCTGCTCTTCAACCTCAGCAACTTCTTCTTCTGTAGAATCTTCAGTTATTTCTTCTAATGCTGGAGCTTCTTGTGCTTCTGCTTCCGGTTGTACTTCTTCTTGTTCTTGTGTGGGCTCGGCATCTTCAGACTCTGCAACCACTCCGCTGTTGTCAGCGTTATCTTCTTTAATTTCATTTTCTTCTTTTGGTGTTGGTGGTTTACTTAAATCTACTTTTATCACACTGTCATCTTCAGCAGATTCAAATTTACTTTTATCAACTTTCACCACGTTTTCGTCACCTGGATCACCTTGATTGTTTTTCGGTGTAATCTCTTCGACTACGTTTTCTTTTTCTTCTTCCATAATATAATATAATAATAATTAATAAACTTATCTAGGGTCAAACGAACCTAAATCAAATCCTCCACCTAGTATATCATTACCTGCGGACTCAAAGTTTTTAGGTGGTTTTCCACTATTTCTTTGGTCAATCATTTCTGATTGTTGTGTAGCTTGTATTTTTGTTCTTTCGTCTTTACGATCTTCTTTTTCTTTTTCCCTGCTTTTCATACCATCAACCTCAACTCCTTTAAGTTGCATGTTATATTGAAACTCTAAGGCCATTAGCTCTTTTTTATGCAATACTTCTTGTTGCATTTTTTGAGCTTCAATTTGAGCTTTCATTTGCTCTAATTGCGCTTGACCTTGTGCTAACGCTTGTTCTTTTTGTAATTCAACTTGAGCGGCAGCTTGAGCAGCTTGAGTATTAGCTTGAGCTTGCATTTGAATATTTTGTTGTTGAATAGCTTGGTCTTTTTCGCCTTTCTTTTTTCTACGTATTTTAAGAAGTTGATTAGCCATTTTAATATTCTTAATATCTCTAAGGTCTATAGCATCTTCAAGTTCTATACTTTTTTGTTGTAAAGCCATTTGAATATTATTTTCTAAAATAGCTTTCTCTTCTTCGTCAGGCATTAAATCAATAAATATACCAAAATCATATAAATGTAAACTTTGCATCTCTTCAAGAGTTGCAACGTTATGAACTCCTATTGCTTGTATAAAAGCATCTTTAGTTGGAGAGTACTCTATAATATCAGATATTCTTAATGATAAACACTCTGCTGTTTCAGCTGTTAAATACAAACCAGCTTGTAGTATATGTCTAGTTGCTGTATTACTATTTGCAGCTGCTAATTTTTGAACACCTACTAAAGCGTTTTTATCTGGCATACTACCATCTCTAGCTTCATTAAGCCCGGTCACATCTCTTATCATTTGTAAATAGTAATTGTAATTACCAATAAGAGCTTGCATTTTATTACCACCAGAACCTGATGTAATTTCTTGAATAGGTACTTTACCTGGATTCATGTCGCCTTCTGACGTAAAACTTCTTCCTATTACGGATCCAGTTTGGAAGAACATGTTTAAAGCTTCTTGTGGATTATAGTTTGTTCCATTACCTAAATCAACTTCAGCTAAACCATCAGCGTCTAAATAAACACCGTCTGGTACCATTCTAGCCATAACTTGTTGTAACTTCAAGTGTGTCAACTGAATCATGTCAGCAAAACCAGTTATACGTTTTACTAGTGAGTCTATTTTACCGTTGTACATTCTAGGTGCAACTATAGCGTAATTCATTTTTACTTTAGTGAAATCACTTTTAGGTCTCATCATATTTCTTGACATTTCCCATCTAAGTAATTTATCAGTACCTAATATCATTGCTCCATCATAAAGACACTCAATAGATCTCAACATTCTAGTATAACCACCTTCTTTATCTTGTGGTGGATTAAACGAATCATCTTTAGGTATTATCTTATCAGCACCAGTTGCGGTTTCTTTTACTTTGTAAACCTCATTCATGTAGGTCTTGTAATTAAAGTATAAAACCTGAATAGTATTATTATCTTCTTTATCTTCGCTATGTCTAGAATTATAGTTTGATCTGTTGTAAGATTTATTCTTCATTATATCTTCAAGATCACTTTCTGTTAAATGTGGAAATTGTTTTGCTAATTCATTAACAGGTATAGTTTTTGCTTCACCAACATAATATATATCATCAAAATATGGAGACTCAGTATAAGAGTATACTAAGTTTGCAGGATCAACATAATCTATAACAACACCTTCAGATGTGTTGAACGAAGTTTTAACAGCACCTATACCTAAAACTGTTAAATCGTAATAGAATTGCTTTTTAATAAGTTCGTACTTATTGCCTTCAAATAAGGTATTTATAGCTTGTTCTTCAGCTATTTCAACAGACTGCTTGTATGTTAGCTGCATGTGAAGCTCTAGCTCTTCAATAGTTTCTGGTAATTTTTCAATATCATTTTCAGCAGTTGATATACCAAAGTTTTCTTTTGCAAAAGCGTCTAATTCTTTAGTACGCATGTCAGCCAATATAGACTCCATGTAATCTGTACGTTTTGCTACACCATATGGATCTTGAGAGTACGCTTTTACATCGTAAGTTCTTTCAGCAATACCGTTAACAACTATATCTACAAACTTAGATATAATAGGTACAGGCTTCCAGTCTAAATTAAGATACGACAAATCACCGTTTATAGACAACTCATCCTTATATTTTTGTATTGATTGCTCGCCTCTAGCGTACAACCTTAAACTATGAAAATCATTTTGATTAGTTCTATATCTATTAGAACCTCTGTCGTTATTAAACCACTCTTGCTCTATTGCCTTACCTACTTTCAAACCATAGTCGTAGCTTAGCTTTTCAGCATCGCTAACTGTTTGACTCGGGAAATAACTTCTAATGCCAGACTCTGCCATATTTATTATTTGATTATTTGTGAATTAGTTCCAGTATTACTATACTTGGAAATGTTTATGTTTAATGGTTGTTTTTCAACCTTTGCATTTGGTGCGTATAAATGTCTATTGTTAGCCATTATAGCCAAACCAGAACTTATTGACGCATCAAACTTTGTTCTTTTATTTATATCAAATTTACTCCAATCGTTTAGTAAATCATTAAAATATAAATCTCCAAACGTTCCATCTTGCCTCATACCTACGTGATCTTGTATATACATCTCAATCGCAGCAGCATGTGCTTGTTTTATATCCTCGCTAGAGTTAGGTATACCACCTACTTCTTTTTCTGCAACGGACAACTTGTTCCAAATTTTGTCCGGCCTATTCATACTAAACCCTCTAT